GGTTTATTGAGATGCCGGTGTCAGTTCTTGGGTATCGTAGGTTAAACAAACGCCATGTTCCCTGACTTCAGCGGTTGGCTCGAAACGCAGTGGGGATCGGGCGACGAGGGTGCGTCCTTCCTCGCCCAGTTCTCCGGCGCCAGCAATATCGTCATCGGGACCAATCCACCGTACTGCGTCGGGGACTTCATTTCGTTCTACCCGAAGTTTGCCGGCGGAGCCAAGCCGAATCCGCTTCCGGGCGCTGCGTTCACAATGGGCAGCGCAGTGGTTGCGGTGGCGACAGCGGGGCTATCCGCCGGGCAGGTGCTCTGGGGGCCGGGCGTTCCTTCGAAGGCCACCATCCTGTCTGTGGATTCGGATTCGCAACTCACTATGTCGGTCGTGGCGACGGCATCGGGGACGGTGGCCATTACCGCGCTCGACATCTCGCAGTTCATTGTCCCGGTTCCGGTCATCAATGCCTTTATATCACTGGCCTCGGCATCTGTGATTTCGGCAAGGTGGCAGGAAATGTGGCAAATCGGAATGAATTTATACATAAACCATTTCTGCACCTTGTGGCTGAGGGCAGAGGGCGACGTGTATAACACGCCGGGGCAGGCGGCACATGCGGGACTAACGCGGGGAATCCTGGTGTCCGCATCGGCCGGGCCAGCAAGCAAAGGGATTCAACCTGTTACAGGGCAGGAGGAATGGGGCGCATGGACCCAAAGTGAGGCGGGCGTCCAGTTCATCCAGTTCGCGCGAGCCGTCGGCGCAGGGCCATCGTTGGTTTATTGAGATGCCGGTGTCAGTTCAACGCAGCGGCCCTGGCATCGCCGGTCTAGCGAAGGCGCTGGAGCGGATTAGGAACTCCGACGTACTCGTTGGCATCCCTGCCGAAAAATCCCCCAGAAAAACTGGCCCTATCAATTCAGCTTCGCTTTTGTTCATCCACTCGAAAGGGAGCCCGCTTCAAGGAATTCCGGCGCGGCCGGTTTTAGAGCCGACCATCGAGGCCAACAAGCAGATCATTACGCCGCATCTCGAAGCGGCGGCGCGGGCGGTGATGGAGCAGAACCCGCAGAACGCGGAACGAGAGTTGAAGTTGGCGGGAACGATTGCAGCCAATTCGGCCAAAAAATGGTTCACCGATCCGCGTAATAACTGGGCGCCGAACGCGCCATCAACGATCAAGCGCAAGGGGTCGGACAAGCCGCTGATCGACACGGGACAACTCCGGCGCTCGATAACGAGCGTGGTGCGCGAGAACGGCAAGGAAACGGTAACCGATGCCACTTGACCTTTCAGATGTCGCTTTCGATTCCGATCTCGGAGAATCCGTTGGCTCCGATGGTGCTTCGTTAGCGATCATCAGAACCCGTGGGGCATTCGGCGCTGGCGGCTGGATTCCAGACCCTCCTCAGACCATCCCGGCCTTCGGGACGCTGACGATTGCAGGCGACAAAGCCTTGCGGCAGTTCCCGGAAGGCGACCGGGTAGAAGGTTCGATCCTGTTCATCACGACGCAGCCTCTCCACGCGACCAGCGAAGTGGGAAGCGCGATCTCGGACAAGATCCTGTGGCATGGGGTGCTGTACAAGGTGCAGGCAGTCGGGCCGTGGTCGGATAACGGGTTCTACGCCGCGCTCTTAGTGCGGATGCCGGGAAATTGAAGGTACAAACATGATCTTTCCATTCCGCCAACGTCCTGCCGCAGACTATCATCAGAGACCACGGGCCTTCGGATCTCCCCGTGGGGCTACACCTCAGTCTCCTAGTGGAACCAGAAAACATGCAGGTTGTGATATTTACGGTCCCGCCGGGACAGAGATACTGGCGATGGAGGCGGGGACCGTCACGCGAGGCTGCTACGCCTTCTACGATGTGGTCTATGCGTTGGAGGTCACCGGCTCGGATGGAAGCATCTGGAGGTACGGCGAGATCGCTTCGGCGGCTCCTGGCATTCGGCTGGGCAGTGTGGTGGTCGAGGGGCAGGTGATTGCGCACGTTGGAAAGATGCAAGCGATCACCCAAGCGATGTTGCATCTGGAACGCTATAGCGGCACCGCCACGGGCCAGTTGACGGATCGCAATTCTCCGGGGTTTGAGAGGCGCGCGGATCTGGTAGACCCCACCGCACTGCTCGACGCGGCGGACTTGGCCGCGCCTGAAGCTCCGGCAGCACGAGTCTAATGCCAAGCATCACCTACACCTTCGCCAATGGGCTTGCGTTTACGTCGTCGGCCAACAACCCGGAGAGCATGGCGAAGTTGTTCCAGTGCATCTTCATGGCCGTCTTCGGGTTTCAGCCGAACGACCAGGCTGGCTTCACCGCAGTGCGGGTGGACTGGCAACAGGAAGGCCAGCCGGTCGGCGGCATCAACGCGGACACGTGCTACATAGGATTCACTCCGGAGAATGATTCGTACAGCCAAGTACAGGATTCGATACTCTATCCGAACGATGACGTGAGCGTGGGCAGCCAGATCGGATACACACAGGTCTGGAAGTTGCATGCCACGTTGTACGGTCCCCATTGCCAAGCGCGGGCGGCATTGCTGGTGTCGTGCATCGCCGGAGGGCCGGGACTCGACTGGGTGCATGATGCACTGGCCGCGGAGAGCATCTACGCCATCGCGGAGTGGGACGTTCCAACATTCGTACCGGAGAACTTCCAAGGCCAGTGGTGGCGCAGGTCCGATGTGGAACTGAAGTTCAACGAGCTAGTGACCGGGACGGTGGTAGCACCCACTGTGGCCGGCGTGGTAGTCGAACTCATAACCGACACGGGAGTGTCGCAGGAAATCACGATCCAGTAAAACGGATCAACCAAAAAGGACAAGCAAATCTATGCCAGTAACGTCTCTTCCGTTATCGGACATTCTCAACGTCACCGTCGTGGTTTCCCCGGCGGCATCTCCGGGGCCGGCCTTCAATCAAGGTCTTGTCGTCGGCTCCAGCGCGGTCATCCCATCCGTGGGTGCAAACAACCGTGTCCAGCAATTTACCTCGCTTACCGCGATGTCCACTGCCGGCTTCGCGCCCACAGCGGCGGAATACCTCTGGGCTGACCTGTACTTCGGGCAGAGTCCGGCGCCGTCGTACTTGTGGGTTGGTCGGCAAGACCTTACGGCGCTCGCAGCCGTCACTCCCGGAAGCGGCGGGACCAACTACGAAGTGGGCGATGTCCTCACTGTCGTTCAGTCAGGCGGGTCGTTCGGACAGGTCAAGGTTACGACCGTAAACTCCGGCGGATCGCCGCTCTCACCCGGCCCCGTGACGGGTTTGGCTATCATCCCGGACTCCCAGGGGACCGGCTACGCCGTTGCCAACGGCCTGAATACCACCGGGGGTTCCGGCTCCGGTTGCACTGTGAACATCACGGCCGTGGGCGAAACGCCGCTGCAAGCGGTCACTGCCTGCCGCAACGCAAGCCCGATCTGGTACGCTTGCAGCTTCGTCGGAACGGCATCTGTAGCTGGCATCGACTCCGACTTGGAAGCGATCTCCGCTTTCATCGAGGGCGCATCGCCGCCCTCCCTCCACTTATTGACCACCGGGGAAGCCGCAGTGCTGAACGGGACGGCGGGGAACCTGCTGGCCACGCTTCAGGCGGCACACTACCGGCGCACGTTCTCGATGTACTCCACCACGCAGTCGGGAGCATGGCCGAACAACGTGTATGCCAGCGCAGCGCCGATGGGACTGCTGATGGGAGCGAACACCGGCACGCCGGGATCGTACTACCCGCTCATGTTCAAGCCCATCGCGGGCGTGGGATACGAACCGCTGACACAGACGCAAGTGACCGCCATCTGCGGCGCCGTGGATCGCTCCACGGTCGGGCTGAATGGCAACTGCTACCTCAACTACCAGAACGGCGCCAATGCCTGGATTCAGATGGGCGTCATGGCGGCCGGCGTCTTCGTGGACGAGGTCATCAACCTGGATGTGCTCGCGTCCAACATCCAGGTCAACGGGGTAGTGCTGTTGACCAGCCTTCCCAGCATTCCGCTCTCGGATCTCGGCATGACGCAGATGAAGAACGTCTTCGTAACGGCGTGCCAGCAGTCGCGGAGCGTCGGATTTGTGGCGCAGTCCGGCGTCTGGACCGGCCAGCAGATCGGTTCTGGAAACGCTGGGATCTATCCGGGGCAGGCGTTGCCGCAGGGGTTCGCCATCTACTCGAATCCGGTGAGCCAGATGTCCCAGGCGCAGCGGGCCGCGCGCATCCTGCCGCCGGTCACTGTGGCTGTGATCGAGGCGGGCACGGGCAATTCGTTGACGGTCACTGTCAACGTTCAGCGGTAGGGCCAAGGATAAAAAGGAGAAACGAAAATGGCAAACAACGTTCTTGGAACCTATTCTGGAAAAGATGTCAATTTCGCTGCCAATATGGCCTTTGTTGGCCCTATCGTGGCCGCCGGAATCGCCGGCAACGGCCTGGCTCGAATCCAGGTCCGCATGACCGAAACGCGGTCCCATGTGGAAGTCGGGATGGACGGCTCGGTGATTCCGAGCGCCATCCCCGGCAACCAAGGGGAAGTCGAGATGCAGGTGTGGCAGACGAGCCAACTGCACAAACAACTACTGGCATGGTACAACTCCTGCCAGGCAGCCATGGACGCGGGCGACGTGTCCCAGTGGTTCGGGTCGAGCATCTTGATTCTCAGCGTCACCGATGGGTCTTCGCACACCTGCACCGGCGTAGCTCCGACGAAGGTTCCCGACAAGGCGTACGACAAACAGGCGGAGAAGATCACGTGGGTCCTCCTTGCCTGTGATATTCAGTCAGAGTAGTTCGGGCCGCCGCACGGTCCGGTGATCGTGCGGCGGTTCTTCTTGCAGTCGAGTCTTAGGAAAGGAAACCAATGTCTCAGAACGAAGGCATCACCATGCCGCCAGCGCCCGTTACCCCATTGGCGCTGCCGCGGTACAAGTGCTTCAAGGAAGTCGAAGCGCTGCGCATCCGGTCCATCGAGATCGTCCGAATCCCCGATGGGGATCAAGACATCATACCCGATGAATCGCGCGGCGCGATCATAATCCCGGAAGAGCCGGGCTACCCTCCATTCCGCGTCTCAGCGGAATTTCTCCGTAAGCACCGGCCCCAGGTCGGTGGCTACTGGATCAAATTCGTCGACGGTTACAAGAGTTTTATACCATCCGTTGTTTTTCTGGCCGATTACAAACCCATCGTTACGTTTACGGAGAGGATCTGACCATGGCCATCGAACGCTTCAAGGACATCACAATCAACGGGCGCGACTTCCAAGTCGGCCTGGTCACGGCTCACGTCGGCAATTGGATCGTACTCCAGTTGGCCGGCGGAAAAGCCTCCGACTTCGACACCTTCACCAAAATCCAAAACTTCCTCATGTCAGTCTGCTCGGCGTATGTCGAGAAGAATGGGGAGAGGTTCGCCCTCAAACTGTTCAGCGACGGGAAGTGGTGCGTGCCGGATATCGAGTACGATCTCGATACAGTCAACGGTCTTTACGAGGCCGCACTGGAGTTCAACTTCACGGATTTTTTCAAGAAGCAGGCCGAGACAAGGAAGAAGGAAGCGGCGGAAGCGGAAGCATTAGCTATGAGCCCGCAGCCTTCCCTCCCGGTCTGAGCGAGTACGAGTGGCGGCCGGTAATCCATTCGTGGTGGAAGCAGCACGAACTTTTCGACGGCACGTATAGCTTCCGGGATCTCGTGGAAACAAATCGCGTGCTGGACGTTCACGAAGAGAACCAACGGCGCGCGCGCGAAGCGGCAGAAGCGGCGCGGGGTAAGCAGTAGATGCACTTAGGAATGAAGATCTCCGAACAAACGCGATCTAAAATGAGAGCATCCCGCCTGCGTTACCTCGGCAAATAGTCATGGCAATCAACGTCCTCGAATCTTACTTGGTGTCTCTTGGGTTTAGTGTGGACACCCCGGCCCTGCAACAATTCAAGGGCATGATGGAGGACGCACAGAGATCAGTCGAGACGCACGCGACAGGGATGACGAAGCGCATCGTTGAATGGCAAGGTGCCGCCATTGGGGCATTCACTTCCGTTTCGGGTGCTATCGTCGGCATGATTGATAAGGTCGCAATGGCCGATCTCAATTACACCCTGATGGGCCAGAAGATGATGCTCTCCGTCGGGCAGGCGCGTTCGCTCGACATGATCACCAAAGCGCTCGGTGCTGATTTAGGACAAATCACGTGGTCCCCGGAGCTACATAAGCATGCCGTTGAGCTTCAGCAGGACATGAAGGGGTTGATGACCCCAGCGGCCGGCTTCTCCGACTACGAAGCGAAGATGCTGAAGATCCGGGATCTCCGGTTCGAGTTCACGAAACTGGAGCTCGCCGCCAAGTTCCTGGGCATGAGCTTCGTGTCGAAGCTGTTCGACAAGTTGAACGTCGGGGATATCGGCGCGCGACTGAAGGGGCTGACGGACTGGTTCAACAAGGTCGTGGCGTCGGGCGGCCTGGCCGACAAGTTGGCCACGTATGCTGTACCGATCCTGAAGGAGACGTGGAAAATCTTCAAGGATCTCGGTGAGATCGTGAAAGAGGGGGCCATCGCCTTCTCAAACATCATCGGACTGTTGAGCGGCGATACGGCGATTGAAGGATCGACGTTCAAGATTCAGAACATGGCGACGGCTATCGAGCACGTCACGCACATGCTTGAATCGATGCTCAATGCCTTCCTGAACGCAGAGAAGGCGGTGGCACATACGACGGCGGCCATGTCGATGCTGCTCCACGGGGATCTGCACGGAGCTGGCGGGGAGATGCACCAGGCTGTCCACGGGGAGCCCGTCAAGGACAAAGACGGCAATCCGGTCCTGGATGCGGAAGGAAAACCAAAGACGGAAGGCGGGCTAGGAGTAGGGCCGGATATCGCTTTGGCCATTGGCGGCTTGTGGGCGGGCAAGAAGATCCTCAATATAGGCAAGGGCATCGGGAGGTTCTTCGGGTTTGGGAAGACCATAGGAGAATCGACGCCTAAAGAACTGGTCAGCGAACTGGCCAAGTTGATGGGCAAATCGGGTGCTGCCGAAGTTGGGGCGGCCGGGGGCGAGGTGGCCGCCGGGTCCGGAGCGGCAGCAGAGGTTGGGGCCGGCGCGGCTGCGGCCGAAGGCGGGGGCCTATTGAGCGTGCTCGGGCCAATCGGTGTCGCATTGGGCGTCATCGCCGGTGGGGACTGGCTGGCGACGAAGCTATCCCCGAAGTTCAAGGAATGGCAGCAGCAAAGCATCTTTGACCCGATCTCGCGGTTCTTTGGCGGAAATCCCACTGATGCGGTTCCGGATGCAATACCCGCTCCGGCAGTGCCCGCACCAACACAAACGCAGACACCTGCGCCAATCTCGTTTTTTGGCGGCAATCCAGCGCCTACGGGCGGCTCAGGCGTGCCTGCCGTGCGGGGAGTGCCAGACGCCAAGCCATCTCCCTACGGGCCACTGGTGGACAAGTTGGCCGCCGCAATTGAGTGGAAGGAGTCGGGCGGCAATCCGAACGCACGGGACTTCCGCAACAACAACCCAGCGAACCTTCGGACCTGGGGCGATATGCCCATCGTGAACGGCTTCGCCAAGTTTCCGACGTTGGAAGCGGGGCGGGATGCCGAGTTCAAGCAGATCGCTAGGCACATGGACCTGTCGCTGACGGAGTTCTTTGCCGGCCAGCGGGACGCCAGCGGCAATGTCATCCATGGAGGCTACTCAGGGTTCGCGCCGAAGAAAGACAACAACGACCCGCGTGCCTACGCGAACGACCTAGCGAAGTGGCTGGGTGTCGATCCGAACGTGCCGATCCAGCGGTACGTTGGCGACCATGACATTGAAGCGCGCGCGAACGTTCGAGGGCCAGACATCGCGGCATATATGAACCGTCCGACCGCGGCCACGGCGGCGCACATCGCCTACAATAATCAGACGGTGAACCTGAGCTTGGGTGGAATCTACATCACGCAACCGAACGCCGATCCTCAGCAGATCCAGAAGGCCGTGGCCGAGGGCGGGCGCAAGTTGGTTGAACGTCAAAGCCAACTCACGCTTTTGCAGTTGACGCCGGCGTGGGGATAATAAATGGGAAGCATTGGCTCCATCCTAAGCATTGGCTCCATCCTCAGCGACGTGTATTACTCCGCCGGAGCGACGGCGCTCATCACCGCGCCGCCGAACGCGCCTTGGCGCCCGCCGCAATGGTCTGGCCAGTCGTCGTTCTCCGTCACCACGACAGATCCAGCGACCGGCCAGCAGGTGGTGCTGGTCTTCGATGGCATCCTCCGCGCGGAGCACGATCAACAGTCGGTGCTGACGCAAAATCCGGTCCAAACCGGAGCATCATTCACCGACCATTCGTATCTGATGCCGGCTCGGTTGACTGTCGAAATCGCCATGTCGGACGCGATGCAGAGCTACAATGTCGGCCAGTGGACGACCGGCCCGAGCAAGAGCGTATCGGCGTACCAAACACTGAAAGCGATCCAGGCGGCCAACTACCCAGTGTCCATCGCAACACAGTTGGCGTCGTACGTCAACATGATGATCGAGAACTGCCGGGCGATAGAGACGAAGGAAACCAAGTACGCGCTTCGGGCCACAGTGACGTTCCAGGAGATCCTGGTAGCGCAAATCGAGAATGTGAGCTCGTCATTCCATGCCACGCCAGACGACTCCTCGTTGCCGCAGTTCACAAACAATACGACGGTGGGCCCGGTGCAACCATCTCCAGTTCCGGCCGTGGTGACGCAGCAGAACAATATCGACACACCGCTTACGCAGCCATCTGGCATCGCCACCAATCCAGGCGACACGCCGTTGACGACCACGGTGCAGGGTGCTGGCAAGTGGAGCAGCACGCCGGTGAGCGCGATCACGGCGGCGAACTAAGACTATGGCCAGCCAGTTGATTCCTGTCAGCGTGGCGCCCAATCAGGCGCTCGCGATTACAGTGAACGTGGACGGGCAATCGCTCCGGCTCAACCTCGCGCTCAATTACAATTCCGTGGTTGGATACTGGACGATGGACATAGCCGATTCAGTGGGAAACAAGATCGTCAGTTCGATCCCGCTACTCACCGGCCAGTGGCCAGCGGCGAATATCCTGACGCCGTTCGGGTATCTGAATCTTGGCGATGCGTTCGTCATAAACTCCAGCGGCGGCAGCCAGGATTGGCCAGATTCTCAGACGTTAGGCTCTGCATTTTTATTGCTCTGGGATTCAAACTAAACTGGTAGAGTAAAAGCAGAACTGATATGCCCACAGCGCCTCCACCGCTCGGTGCTTTCGGTCGCTCCTGGCAGATCCAGATCGCCACGCAAGACGGCGGCACGTTCACCATCAGCAGCCGTGTGGCGGACGGGGAAACCCCACTCCGTGTGACGTTTGATATTGACACGTACGCGCTGCTGGCTTACTGGACAGCGGAAATCACGATCTACAACCTAGGCAACACGACGGCCAAGGCGATTCTTGGCGATAGCGGTATGCCGAATACTGCAACGCTCTGGAAGTTCAACCAGCCAATTATAGCCGGCGACACGGTGAGCGTGAGCGCGGGCTACCAATTCGCGCAGGCCGGACCCTTCAACCCGGCGAGTAATAACCTTTTCGTGGGGCGGGTGTTTCAACCGATCTGGACGCGCGAGAACGTGGTGGATTGGAAGCTCACGCTGCGGTGCGTGAACCAGTTGATTGCAGATGCGTTCAACGATGTGAACCTAACGATTCCAGAGGGGCGCACGGCGCAGCAGGCCATCAACGCCGTTTGCGGCGCCGCCAACATAACGGTGGACCAGACCCAAGACACGGCAGATAAACTCGCGCAGGTAAGCGACCCGCGCGCACAGACGTTTTTCGGAAAGCCAACGGAGGTTCTTTCTGGCCTCCTCACGCCAAACGGCGTTAGCGCGTGGCTTTCGCAGGACGCCGTCGATGCACCGCCGAACCTCCATATTCGAATGTTCGATCCGAACAACCCGCCGCCGACGCCGGACTACGCTTACGGTCCTCCGAATATCCCAGGGCAGTACGCGCCGGCAGGAACGACGACAGGCAACGTAAAGCAGACGCTGATCGGAACGCCAGAGCAGACACAGGATGGAGTTCAATTCAAGGTGCTGATGGATTCCGGCATCCACGTCGGGGACATGGTGCAACTCGCGCCAGGCGCGCTGATCGTTCCGTTCCGGTTCCAGTACAACTCGACATATCCAGCGGTGACATCACAATCAGGGCAGTACGTTGTTCAGGGAGTGAGGCACTATGGTGATTCTCGTGGACGCGCCGAGGATTGGTACACCGAAGTCACCGGGGTGACGATGGATTTCTTCCAGAGCTTCCTTCAGGCCACAACGCCGAGCGCGCCAATCAATATCACGGCTTAACTATGGGACCGACCGGACCAGTCAATCCAGGCATCACGCTGGCACAGCGCCTCAACCCAGCCATCGCCGTCTCGGACGCGCTGACGGCGAAGGTGATGCGCCTGCTTCGAGTGGGCGTGCCCGCAGTGGTGGTCGCTCCGCAGAACGGCGGTATGGCGTTCAATTCAGGGCCGCCTGCAACCGTGTCTCTGATGCTGGCCACGAACGAGTACACCGAGTCGAGCCAGCAGCAAGGCCCGCTGTCGCTGTCCACAAAGCCGCAGCAGATCTACCTCCTTGGCGTACCGGTGCGGTTCCCATCGGCCGGCGGGTGGAGCATCACGTTCCCCATCCAGGAAGGAGACGAATGTTGGGTTTCGTTCGCGGACAGTTCCACCAGCTCATGGTGGCAGAATGGGCCGCCGGATTCGAGTTCTGGCTCGAAAAACAACCCGATCAACCCGCGGCGCCACAGCCTGTCCGATGCGGTAGCGAGTTTTGATATTCGCTCGACGCCGAACGGGCTCCCGAATTATTCAGTCGCGTCGATGCAGATCCGCAACAACGACGGCAGCGTGGTCATCGACCTAACGGCGGATCAGGCCACCATCACCGCGCCGAAGGTGGTAGTGAACACGACCGGGGACACGGACATCAACGCGGGATCTCAAGTGACAGTGGCATCTCCGAGCATTGTTCTTGGCGGAAACGTCTCCTGTGCAAATGGCGCAACGGGATCATTCACGACGCCAACGGGGAACACTGTTATGGTCCAGGATGGCATCATCACGAACATTTATTAGGCATCGAAGATGAACCCACAGGGATCTCAAATAATCAACGCGCAGTATTTCTCGGAGCTAACAGCGGCGATCAACGCCGCCACCTCCTGCTCAGAATTGACAGCATTGGTGGCAAGCTCATTTGCTTCACTGTCCGCCGTAAATAGCGCCATCACGTCAGAGCTTGCTACGGTCAGCCCGATCTTGGCATTGCTGACGCCACCGCTTACGCCAACCGCCGCGGTAACATGGATCGCCAACTTCATTACGGGATTCTTGACTCCACTGGTTAAGCCCGTGACCACATACGCTTTACAGTTGGCCGAGCTCACGGTTCAGGTCGCAGTATTGACGGCGGCAATAGAAAGCGCCCAATCTAAGTTTCCGGGATGCTCCGTCCCGATTCCACCGCTATGATTCTGGCGGAACACTGGGACTAACAGGGCCCGTGGTATAGGAATAATTTATGCGAGCCGCATTGATCTTACTCTTCGTCTCATCCGGCCTGGCTTTCGGGCAGTCGCCCACCATCTCCTGCGTCGGCACGCCTGGCAGCACGGTCGGCGTCTACCAGCAGCAGTGCAACGCCAGCACCGGCGCAACCTACGTGTGCGGAAACCGGTCAGGATGCACTGTCGCAGCGGATTGGGGAGCACCATCCCTGATCGATTTCAACACACAGGTCAAGAATAGATGGGCGAGTTTATTGACCAACACGATCTGTGCAAGTTCCGCATCTCCTGCTATTTGCGGGCAGGCCTCGGCGGGAGCAGTTGTTATCGCAGTAGGGCAAAATAGCGTAACGGTGAACGCTTCCACCGTGACGGCGACCGGTATCATTACAATCGCCCACGATTCTAGCCTAGGTGCGATGCTGGGGGTTACGTGCAATACGGCAACTCCACCAACGACCACAATAACGGCCCGAAGTCCTGGCGTTAGTTTCACTATCACATCCGCATCTGTCCCTGTGATAAATCCAGAGTGCCTGTCGTTTTCGATAGCGAATTAGGAGCCACCTTTATGAAACGTGCCTTACTTTTAATCGCGACTTCTGCGCTATTGATAGCGCAAACGGCGACAGTCCCAGGCACACTCGCAGACTTGGTTGGAGATGCTGGTGTTCATCCGGTGTCGGCCATTACGCTGATCGTTCGCTTGGCTGATCTGACGGCACCAACGGGGAACGCGGCGGTCTGCCGCATTGGCGACGCCAGTATCTCGCTCGCCAGCCGTGGTCAGATTGTGGCCGCCGGGGGCAGTTATCATTACGGCTCCCTGCCGGCGTTAGCCACGGCATCGGACATCCAGAAGTGGGACCTCTCACAAATCTACTACGTCTGTGGATCGGGCGATAAATTGACGGTCCAGTACGCTCGGTAACGCAGTAAAGAAGGAACCTCCATGCGAAAACTCATCCTGCTTTTGACGGTTCTTCCGTTGGCGGCGATTGCGCAATACAATCCGCCGACGAATGTCTCATCTCCGGTGGTTGGCCCATCGCAAACGGTGGCGGTAAATAGCTATTACAACGCTTTCCCAGGATTGACTTGGTATCAGGGGCAATACCTATTGCTTTTCAGGCAGGCAACGGCCCATACTGGTTCCGCCAAAGGAGTCATCCTTGAATACACATCTCCCGATGGGATGACGTGGACGAATCAGGGTACGGTAATCAGCGACCCAACGTATGATATAGCTGAGGCGCAGCCTGCCGTGCTGGCGAATGGCGAACTCATCGTTTCCTACGCCGTTATTACCGTGGGTTCCGCGAACATCGGATGCCGCACGACGATTTGGAATGGGTCTACGTGGTCAACTCCCGCTGTCGCGCCTACACCTGCCGGTTGGCTCGTACCGCCTGATTGTTCTGCCCCGGTCACTCAACTATTAAACGGGGATCTGATCTTGCCGATTTATGGAGCATTGTCATTGGGCAACGACGCATCCGCCGTGGTCAGATCCACTGATGGTGGGGCCACTTGGATTTACCGCGGCACTATAGCGGATGGGCATGTGCTTGGCTATGGCGCCGGAGAGCCAAACGTCATCCAATTGACGAAAGGTGCCCTCAATAGCGGAAACCTGTACGCTTTGTTTAGGGACGAAACATCGCCCTACAATATCATGCAGGCAACAAGCAGCGACGAGGGTGCGACGTGGACCGCCACCCCGACAATTGCGTTTCCGGGTATGGGATCGCCGCACCTGACGCAGGTGACGAACGGGGCAATCGTTTGCACAACGCGATCTACGAATGCGCAGCAGGCAATGCAGCAGGTGAGCACGGATGCTGCCACGTGGCTTACAGAAGAGATTCTGATCGACTCCGATCCGGCACTTCTCTATGCCACTACTGGCAGCGGAATGATGTACGGCGCCGCGACAGAATTTTCTCCCGGTACTTCTCCCGGTACGCTCGGGGTGGCGTATTCAGTGCTGATTTCCAGTAGCGTGGCTAATATGTATTTCAAGACCGTGAAGCAAGGTGGCGAACTTCCAAAGCTCACCACCATCAACCCGGTTGCGATCAATGTGCTCGGCGGGAATGTGACAGCCTATGGCGGCGCGTTTGTCGGCTCACTTCAGGGCAGTGTCGGGCCGGTGAATGCTTACGTCCCAAACAACGGCGCGTTTACAAACGTCTGGGTTGGGTTGGCCGGAGCGACTGGAAGCGCTCCGCTGCACATCAGGGCGGCGTCTACAATATCGTCCAGTACGGACGCGATGGTCACCAGCTTCGACCGGACGAATTATGGAACCGGGTGTATTCTCTTGGCGTGGCAGGCCGATCCCACCAACTACACGCGCCAGCAGGTATGTCCTGATGGGAGCATGACTAATATCGTCTACAACAACGGTTCCTACCATTACCCGATCATCTGGAACGCGAACGGCGTACAGGTGCGCGGAATCAGCGCGACGGGGGCGTCCCCGACACCGACTGGATGCGGGACCATCGGCGGTACGGCTGGGGGAATGACGGCGGGGACATTCACCAGCGGGGC